CCAGCCCCACCGACGATGTCGTCGGCGAGAAGTCGGCGCTCATCGCTGCCGCCGGGGGACCGCTCCGCGTCGTCGCCGTCATGGCCGGCGAGGTGAAGACCCTCGACGAGTTCGCCATCGACATCACTCCCGGCGCCGCCGCCCTCATCGTCAAGCTGTTCAGCGCGGCCGGGGAGGTCGAGCTGAAGCACGACGGCAAGACCCTCACCGTCACCGCCACCGACGCCCTCTTCGACAACCGGCGCATCGAGGTCCGCGCACTCAAGCCCGAGGCCCGCTCCGACGCGCTCCTCATCGCCCAGCGCATCAACGTCGTCGCGACCCTCAGCAGCAAGGACATCACGGTCACGCACGAGGCATCCGTCGCACTCGCCGCCGCCGCGAAAGCCCTCGGAGCGCCCCTGCTCATCACCCCCATCACCCACGGCAAGGAGTACGGGGCGGAACTGCACTACGGGTCGATCGCCGTCGGATACACCCGCGCCTACCAGGCCAGCAGCATCCTCAGCCCCGCATGGGGAGCGATCCTCGACCTCGAATCCGCGGCCGGCGCCGGGGACTGGCAGGACGACACCGTCACCCTGCAGCACCTCATCGACGGCGCCCTCCCGCGCCGCGTCGTCTCCATCGTCCAGCCCAGCACCTCGACGTCCGAGGAACCCGATGCTGGCCCGATCGACCTGGACAACCTCGACGAGGACGACACCGTCGACGTCGTCACCACGGTCGACGCGTTCGCCGACGAGGAGGCCATCGCATGAGCGACCCCGTACTCCTCGAGGACGAATACCTCGAGGCCGCCCATCGCCTGCGCAGCAACGCCGCCCTACGCAAGCAGCTCGACGTCGAGGACACCCGGGCGAAGGAGATCCTCGCCAAGGCCCTCGCCGAGGGCGAGACCGGTATCAGCACCGACGGCGAGCCCCTCGTCCAGGTGAAGCCCGGCGCCCGCGTCTGGAACGAGCAGGCTGCACGCGCCAACCTCCCCGCCGACCTGGTCAAGGCGATCACCGTCACCGTGACGGAGGAGCGCCTCGACAAGACCAAGGCGAAGGACACCCTCGCCCCCGCCATCTACGAGCTGTGCACCAAGGCGAACAAGGCAAGCGTGGTGGCCCTGTGACTACACCCACGTTCGCCTGGTCAGTGCAGTGCACGATCTGCGGCTGGGCCTACGGCAACAGCGTCAAGTCCGACGTCGAAGCCCAGGCGAAATGGCACCGGCCCCGCTGCGAGCTCACCACCCAGCGCGTCCTCGAAGAGCCGGCATGAGCACCCCAGTCGTCGACCGGACTGTCACCTGCCTCGCCTGCGCGGAGCCACTCACCATGGCCACCCTTGCCCGAGTCCACCCCACGTGCGAGCACGACCCCGACCTTGCCGCCAGCGAACTGTTCGGCATCATCGCCCACCACATCACCAACCAGCCGAGATCACTGCAAACCAGAATTGGGCCTAGCGAGCTCGGCACGCCCTGCGACCGCAGGATCGGCTACAAGATGGCCGGCCAACCAGAGGTCAACAACCGGCATGGCGTCGGCTGGAAGGCATTCATCGGGACCGCCGTCCACGAGCAGTTCGCGAACATGCTCGCCCACCTCGAGGTCGCCGCCTACGACGACCCCGGCCACACGCCCCGCTGGTTCGTCGAGGAACGCGTCAACGTCGGCCAGGTCAACGACACCGACATCGACGGCTCCTGCGACCTCTTCGACGCGTGGACCGGTGACGTGTGGGACTGGAAGTTCACCACTCGCAACAAGATCCGGGAGACGTACAAGCCGCACGGCCCCGGCGACCAGTACCGCACCCAGGCCCACTCCTACGGCCGCGGCTGGGCCAGGCGGGGCATGGACGTCCGCAACGTCGGCATCATCTTCATGACCCGCGACGGCGAGTTCACCGACCGGCACGTCTTCTCCGAGCCCTACGACGAGTCCATCGCCGTCGCCGCGCTCCAGCGGGCGTCAGCGATCCGCACCGCCCTCGACGCCCTCGGCCCCGACTTCACCATCCCCACCCTCCCCACGGCCGACGCCTACTGCACGTACTGCCCCTGGTTTTCCAAGGGCAGCGCGACCCTCGCCTCGGCATGCCCGGGGCACCCCACCACCCGGGCACTCAAGACGCCCGACACCGGCGGCCCCGCATTCGGGACCGTCACACCACGAGAGGACACAGCAGCATGAGCACTGACCCGTTCGCCGGAGGCGAATCCAACCCGTCCCTGTCGTTCAAGGACGTCCCCTTCGGCACGAGCTACAGCGGCACCGTCGTCGAGCTCCCGACCCTCATCCAGGGGCGGAACTTCGAGACCGGAGAGCCCGACGTCTGGCCTGATGGAAACCCGAAGATGGTCGTCTGCGTGACCCTGCAGATCGGCGCGGACAAGTGGTCCCTGTGGGCCGCGAAGCCTTCGAGCATGTTCTCCGCGATCAAGGCGGCGCAGGACGCGGCCGGGGTGCAGATCGCCGTCGGCGGCACGCTGCAGGTCACCTACACCCACGATGTGCCGAACAAGACCAACCCGAAGCTCAATCCGGCGAAGCAGTACACCGCCGCGTACACGCCGCCGAATGCGTTCGAGGAGCCCGCGCAGCCGGCCCAGCCTGCCATGCCTGCGCAGCCGACCATGCCCGTGGCGCCCGTGGCGCCCGCGGATCACGCGATGGCCGCACCCGCAGCGGCGGCACCGGTGTCCGCCGCGAACCCCGCGGAGACGGCGAAGCAGCTCCTCGCCGCCGGGCTGCCCGTCGATCAGGTAGCCACCGCCACGGGCCTCCCAGCAACCACGGTCGCCGCCCTGGCGAACCTCGTGGCCGCCGGCGCCTAGCCCGGTCGCCCCCGCCGCGACCAAGGGTCGCCATCCTCGTCATGGGGGAGCGGTGGGCACGTGAACACCAACTCGCAGACACCAGATCCCGAAGAGCTCATCGACGCACTCTGCGATGAGCTGTCCGTTCACATCGCCGACCAGGTGCGCGACGACTACTCCACCTGGTCGGAGACTCGCGCGATGTCGTACGTGAACACGGTCACGGACATCCTTCTCACGCCGCGCCCCCCGAGTCCGAGGTTGCTGACGGCCCTCGTCGACGACCTCGTTCGGATGAACACCGTCGGCGCGATCGAGTTGGACCAGTGGCCCAGCGCCCACCAGTTCGTGTACGGATGGGGGGGGCGCCCGGCCACGCGAGGCCTGTGCGAATGCGCCTACGCGAAATGTCCGACGAAGGGAGCCAATGGTCACTGCCGCAACGACGAGCAGCTGCTCCCTGAGGGCATCTTCACCAGTCCACGCCTGTGCATGTCCTGTGGATACTGCCTCGACGAGCAGATGGACGAGCGATGAGCGACGCCGTCGTGAAGATCAACGTGACCACCCCCATCACGCTCGAGGAACTGGCGGCAATCCTCGCGTTCGCCATCGAAGTTGACCCCGGCGTGCAGATGGAAGCGAACTACGGCAGCGTCACCGTGTCGCTGTGGGCGCGTGACTTCGTCGCAGCACTCGAGCGCATGGCGGGCGTGGTCGACGCATGAGCGACCGACGACCGTGGAGGCCGAGCAACGGCACGGACGGAGAGATGTTCACGGCCAACCGCTGCGAGCGATGCATCAACGACCGCTTCGACGACGAAGCCGGAACGGGCGACTCCTGCCCGATCTGGATGACGCTGATGATCGGTGACCACGACCCGCACGTCTACTGGGATGAGAAGAACAAGCACGGCGAGTGCGACATGTTCCACCCGCTCACGGACGTGCTCGCCAAGGAGATCGCAGTAATCGAGGACATGCAGGCGTACCTGACCGTCCTGAACAGCAATGGACCCCTGGCGCTGCTGCGCCGAGATCAGGTCATCGACCAGATCTCGAGGAGGTGGACGGATGAGTGATCACACGCAGCTCCTCGACGCCGCGATCCGCTGGCACACTGCTGGCGTCGTCGCCGTCCCCGTCCGCAGCGACGGATCCAAAGCCCCCGGCCTGCGCGAATGGAAGACCTACCAAGCCACACCGCCCAGCATCGACCAGCTCCTCGCCTGGTTCGGCGGCTGCGCCACCGACGGAGTAGGAGTCCTCACCGGCACCGTCAGCGGAAACCTCGAGATGCTCGAGTTCGAGGGCCGCGCCGTCGACGCCGGGCTCCTCGCCCAGCTCGACACATACGCCGACGACAACGGCATGGCGCCGCTCATCGAGCAGCTCCTCGCCGGGTACTGCGAACGCACCCCCTCAGGCGGCATCCACCTCCTCTACCGCGTCACCGGCGGCACCGTTGAACGGAACACCAAACTCGCACGCACCGCCGACCGCATCGTCCTCGCCGAGACACGCGGGGAGGGAGGCTTCGTCGTCACCGCCCCCTCCTTCGGCCGCTCCCACCCCACCGGGCAGCCCTGGGCCATGATCTCCGGCAGCATCGAGCAGATCCCCGCCATCACCGCCGACCAGCGCGACCAGCTGTGGGCCCTGGTGTCACTCCTCGACGAATCACCCGTCACCACGCCCATGGTCGAGCCGATGCCCGGGGTGTTCGGATCCACCCCCGGCACCCGACCCGGCGACGACTACGCGAACAAGACCAGCTGGGACGACATCCTGACCCCCCTCGGCTGGACCCGGAAGTTCCGCATGGGCAACGGGTACGCCTGGCAGCGCCCCGACAAGACCGGCCCCGGAATCTCCGCCACCACCGGGCAGGCCGCCGACGGCGTCGACCGCCTCTACGTGTTCTCCTCGAGCACCGAGTTCGAGCCCGAGCGCCCATACAACAAGTTCAGCGCCTACGCCCTCCTCGAGCATCACGGGGACTACGCGGCCGCCGCCACCCAGCTCGCGAAAGACGGCTACGGCACCCAGCCCACCCAGCCGATCACCGCACCGATCGCGCCACGGCAAGGACCAGCAACGACGACGGCCCCAACGCAGCCCCGGCATCTCACCGTCGTCGACGGCACCAGCGCCCTCGCCCCCGACATCGACCCACTCCCCGTCACTCACACCCTTGCCCAGTCCGAGGACGGCCACTCCCAGGCCCTCATCGCCGAGCACGGCGCCGTCATCCGCTACTGCCCCGAACGCGGACGCTGGCTGTGCTGGAACGGGCGCGTCTGGCGATGGCAGGCACCCGGAGGCGGGCACGTCAAGGAGCTCGCCAAGGACATCGCCCGCGCCTACCCCAACAACAGCGACTGGAAGACCCACCGCAAGAGGTCCCTCTCCCACGGCGGCCTCAGCGCCTGCCTGGCCATCACCGAGACCGACCCTCGCATCGCCGTCAGCATCGACGACCTCGACGCCCACCCCTGGGAGCTCAACACCCCCGGCGGCATCATCGACCTGCGCACCGGCGAGCTCATGCCATCCGACCCCACCCGGCTGCACACCAAGTCCACACTCGTCGCCCCCGACATGACCGCCGACCAGGGCGCATGGCTCGCGTTCCTCGACGACACCTTCAACGCCGATCGCGAGATGACGTCCTGGCTGCGCCGCCTGTTCGGCTACGCCTGCGTCGGCGAAGTGCGGGAGGCGATCCTGCCGCTGTTCTTCGGCCTCGGCGCTAACGGCAAGACCACCATCCTCGAGACCGTCTCGGGCGTCCTGGGCGACTACGCCAGCCAGGCTCCGCAGGGATTCCTCGTCCAGGGCCCACCCCAGCACCCTGCCGAGATAGCCGAGCTCGCCGGCGCACGCCTGGTCATCGCATCCGAGACCAACGAGGACCAGAAGTTCGACGAGGCCAAGGTCAAGCAGCTCACCGGCGGCGACCGGCTGCGTGCCCGCTTCATGCGGCAGGACTGGTTCGGGTTCGCCCCCAGCCACACCCTCATCCTCATGACGAACCACCGCCCGGAAGTCCGATCCGGCGGCCACGGGTTCTGGAGACGCGTCCGCGAGGTCCCGTTCAACCACGAGGTCCCTTCCGAGAAGAAGATCGAGAAGTACCAGGACGTCCTCATCCGCGAGCACGGGCCGGCCATCATGGCGTGGCTGGCACGCGGCGCCGCCGAGTACGCGGCAAGCGGCCTGCGCGACCCCGAGGGCGTCCGCGTCGCCACCAGCGAATACCAGGCGTCGACTGACACCGTCGCCCGGTTCGTCGAGGACATGTGCATCGTCGGAGGCGGCGACCACGTCCGCTGCAACTCCTCCAAGGTGCGCGCCGTGTACGAGCAGTGGTGCACGCAGGAGGGCGAGACGGCCATCTCGGCGAAGGCCCTGACGATGCAGCTCGCAGCCAAGTACGGCATCGGAAAGGCGCGCGACAAGCGCCAGAGATTCCTGACCAACGTGACACTCGTGGGAGGCGACGATGAATGACCAGGGCCGATCGGTGACACGAACGCGTCACTTGCGTCACCAACGTGCGATGACACGTTTCGAGAAGATCCGTGAGGCAAATGACACGTGTGACACGTTTTCTGACATCTCAAGAAATGCCCGGGTGACAGGTGACACGTTTGCTGTGGTTACCCCTCATGCGCGCGATCAAGGGTTAATGCTGAGAACGGGTCACATGCGTCATCCGTCACCACTCGGAGAAAACCGATGACCGACATCCCCATCGCCCGAATCCAGACCATCAGCTACGGCGAGACCAGCCGCTTCGTCACCGTCGAATGCCCCCACTGCGACGAGCAGCACACCCACGGCTGGCCCTACGGCGACGCCAACGTCGGCCACCGACTCGCCCACTGCACCCCCGGCAATCCCGGCTACGAGATCTCCATCCACCGCCGATGACCACCACCACGACCATGCCCGAATGGCTGAAAACGATGCTCATCGACCAGGGCCGACTCTCCGAAACCGGACTCACCCGGCGAGCCCGAATCCGAACCCACAAGCCCTGCCACCTGCCCACCCTCGCCGGATACGACGCCGACACGTGCGCACTCGACACCTGGTGCGACCTCGCCGAACTCACCCTCGCCGGCGAAGTCCACGCCCTCCTCGCCGGCCGCACCACGTACGAGCTCACCACCGAACGCCTCTACCGCCGCGACCGCTGGACCATCACCGGGCGCCCCGCTGGACGCATGACGCCCGTCTTCGCCGAGCATCGCTGCCACGCACCGATCCCTGCCACCTGGGCCGTCCCACCCCTGCCCGCCCAACCCGCACCACCCGCGACACCCAGCAGCCAGGAGGCCCCATTTTGAGCGCCGACCACGCCCTCTGCGAAGCACCCCACGACAGCCCCCGCAACGCAGCCACCGGACTGCGCGTCTGCACCGGACACGCCAACGCCGCCGGCAACGCCCTCGCCTCACTCCCGACCATCCACGCCAACCTCGCCCTGTACCTCAACGCCGGCGGCAACGGCACCGGATCCGGACCCACCGTCACCACCAGCCGAGACCCCGGACTCCGACTCGACAACGCCGTCGCATCAGCGCGCGCCGACATCCAGCAATGCCTCATCGGCTGGGCCGACTACGCCACCACCCGGCGCAACGACCACGGCCCCGCACGCCGAGACCTCACCACCATCGCCCGATGGATCGCCCAACGCATCACCTGGTACCTCAACGACGCGAAAGCCGCCGACTTCGCCACCGACCTCACCGACACCGCACGCCGCGCACGCAGCCAACGCCAGCACAACCACGCCGCCACCTTCACCATCGGACCCTGCCCCGAACCCGACTGCACGGGAACCCTCATCACCCGCCTGAGACCAGCCGACTCACTCCTGCCCAGCGTCATATGGTGCGACAACTCACCCCTCGACCAGGAGACCGGCGAACAAATCCACACCTGGCCAGCCGGCGAAGGCTGGCACACCCTCGGACGCAAGATCTACAAACGAGCCATCCAATGACCGAACCCCGATGGATCACCATCGACGCCGTCATGACCCTCCTCAACGTCACCAACACCAACGCACGCCAACTCGCCTGCCGCCGACAATGGCGCCGCATCACCCTCCGAGGACGCACCCACTACCTGTTCACCGACGTCCTCGACATGCCGCACCGCCGCAAAAGTTGACTCACGTGACACCCGTGTCACATCCTGTCAATAGCGTCGGGTCCCCTGTGAGGAGCCCGGCGTTCCTCATTGCGGGATGGCGCAGCCGGAAGCGCGCGTGACTCATGCTCACGAGGTCGCAGGTTCGAGTCCTGCTCCCGCCACCAACCACGAGAGACCAGCCCATGGGCCAGTATCCCTGGGGACGAGCCAAGCCCCCCGGATCCTGGGCGCAACGCCGACGAGTCCTCCAACGCGACCCCACCTGCCGATGCCCCGGCTGCCCACACTGCACCCCAACCGGATGTCACCAGCCCAGCACCGACGACGACCACATCGTCCCGCTCAGCCAAGGTGGCGACGTGAACACCGCCGACGACTCCAACCATCAGGGCCTGTGTCATCCCTGCCACGTCCGTAAGAGCCATCTCGAGGCCGTCGCTGGCCGACGCGCCGTCGCACCACAGCGCCCACCACGCCGCCACCCCGGCCTCACTGGCTGAGGGGTGGGGGGAGACCCCCCCCGGTGCCCCCGCGTCCCGTTGCTTGCGGCATAGGGGCTGCCAGCGTGTCCGCAATCTGAACGTTTCAAGGGGAGGTGTTCTGTATGCCTATTGCCGGTCGCAAGCCGAAGCCCGCTGGGCAGGCGGTCACCCGGAACAAGCCTGTCCATGACTGGACCGAGGTTGTCGACGTCCCCTTCGCGGGCGCCCCGAAGCTGCCGGCGAAGCAGCCGAACGGCCGTGCCTGGTCGGCGTGGACGAGGGCATGGTGGACTGCCATCTCGACGATGCCCCACTGCATCCTGTGGACGAGCGGCGACTGGCGGTTCGCGATCGAGACGGCGCTTGTCGCGGCGGAGTGGCATGACGGTCGTCTCGGTGCGGCGACGGAGCTGCGCAACCGGGAGAAGGTGCTCGGGACCACGGTCGACTTCCGTCGCGACCTGCGGATCCGGTACATGCAGCCCGACTCCGAGTCGGGCCGTGACGCCGAGGTGACTGTCCTTGCGGATTACCGCGACCTCTGATCTTCCGGCCGGCTACCGGGTCGATCAGGTGACGGGGGCCTGGTCGTCGATCCCGTGGCCGGTCGACCAGGTCGAGAAGGAGCAGTTGCTCGCGTCGAGCCTCGGGCCTGCGGTGATTGCGTGGGCGGAGGGCCGCTCGGGTGTCCCGGGGCTTCGTGACTACCAGACTGATGGCCAGTGGTCGTTCACTGACGGGCAGCGCCGTTACCTGATCCTGTGGTACGCGGTGGGCCGGGATGGCCGGTGGCTGTATCGCTCGGGTGTGAAGCGGGGCGCGAAGGGGACGGGCAAGGACCCGTTCGGTGCCGCGATGTGCGTCATCGAGCTCTTAGGCCCAGTGCATCTGGCGGGGTGGGAGAACGGCTCGCCGATCGGCGAGCCCCACATGCTTCCGCTGGTGCAGATCGCCGCGAACTCCGAGGCGCAGGCGAAGGACGTGCTACGGGTCGCCAATGCGATGCTGTCGGCTGAGGCCCGCTTGTTCTACGGCGTGGACTGCGGGGAGACCCGCACGACGCTGGCGAACGGTGGCCGCCTGGAGTTGCTGACTGCGTCGGAGAAGTCGTCGGAGGGTGATCCGGCGACGTTCATCATGATCAACGAGTCGCATCACATGACGGAGTCCTCCGGCGGGCACCGTGTCGCTCAGGTGGCCCGCCGCAACGTCGGCAAGTCGCCGGCCGGTATCCAGGCGCGGCTGTGCGAGTTCACGAACGCCCACCAACAGGGCGGTGACTCGGTCGCGGAGCGGTCGTTCGAGGCGTGGCAGGCGCAGGTGTCCGGTCGGGCGAAGCGGCAGGACATCCTGTACGACTCGATCGAGGCCCCGCCTTCCACGGATCTGTATGACGACGCCTCGAGGATGGCTGGCCTGCGAGCGGCGTACATGGATGCGCCGTGGGCTGACCTTGACCGGCTGTCCGATGAGGTGCTGGATCCGCGGACGTCGGTCGCCGACTCGATCCGCTACTACTTGAACGGTCTCGCCGCGGCGGAGGATGCCTGGGTTGATCCGCAGCGGTTCGATGACCTGGCACGTGCCGACATCGTGGTTGCTGACGGCGAGTCGATCGCCATGTTCCTGGACTGCTCGAAGTCGTCGGATGCGACGGCGTTGTCGGCGTGCCGGCTGTCCGATGGTCACGTGATGACGCTGGGTGCGTGGCAGCGTCCGCACGGTGACCGCGGGAAGCTGTGGCTCGCGCCGCGGCCGGTCGTCGACGCGACGGTTCGCCAGGCGTTCGACCGCTACCGGGTTGTCTGGTTCGGGGTGGACCCGTCGCCGGCCCGTGACGACGAGACGGAAGCCCTGTACTGGATGCCGCTGATCGACGAGTGGCATCGGGACTTCCGGGATCGCCTGCCTGTCTGGGCGCGTCCGGGGGTGAGCGGGCATTCCGTCCTGTTCGACATGCGCTTGTCGCAGTCCGGTGGCGTCCTACGGAACCAGCTGTTCACGGAGATGGCGATGCAGGTGTCGGGGGAGATCGACGAGGAGCGCCCCGCGCCGGAGAAGGCGTTCACCCATGACGGTGACGCGATGCTGCGGATGCACGTTCACAATGCTCGCCGGCGCAGTAACGCGTGGGGTGTGTCGCTGGGGAAGGTCACGCGGGATTCGACGAAGCTCGTCGATCTCGCGGTAACGATGGTCGGCGCCCGGATGGGGCGGCGTATCGCGCTCAATAGCGGGAAGGTCGCCGAGAAGAAGTCGGCGGCCTCGTTCGCGTTCTAGCCGGGAGGAGTGAAGGTGGCGGTTAACGACGCTCAGCCCGGTTCGGCGAAGTGGTGGCTGCGACGGCTTTACGACGAGTTCCTCGCTCGAAGCAGCAGCTTCGACACGTACCACGACATGGTCGAGGGAGAGCATCCGCTGCCGTCGACGACGGAGACGTCGCTGAAGTACATCCGGATGGCTGGCCTGGCGACGACGAACCTGACGGGCCTGGCGGTTGAGGCGACGGCGGAGCGCATGTCGATCGAGGGCATCCGCATTGGTGATGAGCCTGACGCCGACAAGTCGTTCTGGGATGACGTGTGGCAGCGTAGCGACTTCGACGCCGGCAGCCAGGAGGCGATCACCGCGGCGCTGGTCTTCGGGCGTTCGGGGATCTCGGTCGGACCGCCGGTGGACGGGCATGCGCGACTCAATTTCGAGGACCCCCGCCAGGTCATCATCGCTCACACACCGGAGGGTGATCGCGCGGCCGCGCTGAAGGTGTTCACCGATGAGTGGACCGGGTCGACGTTCGCGACCCTCTACCTGCCCGATTACGTCGTGCGAATGCAGCAGGCCGGGACACCTATGCCGGGCAACGTCGACGCGGATCCGCGCTGGGTCGCTCGCAGCATGGGCATGAGCGCCGATCCCGTGATCCGGAATCCGTTCGGCGAGGTTCCGTTCTTCGAGTTGCGGAACCGCCCCCTCGGGGAGGTCCGATCGGAGATCGCGAACCTCATCACTCCGCAGCTGCTGCTGAACCAGACGATGTTCAACATCGAGGCGATCGCTGAGTACGGGGCTTTCCGGCAGAAGTGGGCCACGGGCATCGAGGTTCCGCGTGACCCGTCGACGGGCCAGCCTGTCGCGCCGTACGAGGCGCACCTGGCGAAACTGTTCGTCGCCGAAGGTCCCGACGCCCGGTTCGGGGACTTCGGTGCATCCGACCTGGGCCCGCACCTGGAGTTCGCGCGGGAGATCGCTGCGCACATCTCGCGCCTGTCGCGGGTCCCGATCACCTACTTCCTGTCCAATGTGAACAACATCGGGGGAGACGCTCTCGCGCTGCTCATCTCCGGGCTTGTCCTGAAGTGCCAGCGTCGTGTCACCGGGTATGAGCCCGCCCTCGAGGGAGCCTCGCGGTTGGCGCTGAAGTCGATGGGCGATGCGAGGGCGACGGTCGCGAACATCGAGGTCAAGTGGGCCGACATGGAGACCCGGTCGATGGCCCAGTCCGCGGACGCTGCCGTCAAGCTCACGTCGGGCACTGATCCGGTGATCACGCCGCAGACGGCGCAGGAGAAGTATCTCGGGATGTCGCAGACGGAACGCGACCGGGATGACGCGTGGCGCCGCGAGGGCCGAGCATCCTCGAATCTTGACGAACTACTCGCGGCCGCCCAGGCCGAACCCTTGCCGTGATCGCTGACTCTGCGACGGCCAGGAAGCTGACGCATGAGCATCGTGCTCAGCAGTTGCTCTTGCGCGCGGCTACTGCCAGGCAGATCGCGCGCCTTTGGCCGCTCCTTGACGGGCACCGCCTCGATGCGACGTATCCGCGTTTCGCGGCGCAGGTCAGCGTGACTGTGCGCGCGAATCGGGCGACGTCGGCAGGGCTGGCGGCACGCTATCTGCGTGCGCACCGCGTGGCGAATGGTGTTCGGGGGGCATTCACTGCCGTTGACGCCGGTCCGTTGGCAGCACAGCAGTTCGCGACCGCCCTTCGCGTGACAACGGTCGTTTCCGTGAAATCCGCGGCCGCGCGTGGAGTGCTGCTCGACCAGTCGATGGCCGATGCCCTGGTCCGTGCGTCGGGCTCCATGTCCCGGCTCGTGCTCGACGGGGGGCGTGACACCATCACACGCACGGTGGCCGCCGACCCGCGGGCCAGCGGCTGGCAGCGTGTCGTCGGTGGTCCGTCCTGCGACTTCTGCTGGATGCTCGCCGACCGCGGAGCGGTGTACAGCGAGGCCACAGCGGACTTCGCCGCCCATGATCATTGCGGCTGCTCCGTCGCACCCGTCTACGGTGACAAGGGCCGCAGCGTCCGTGACTACGTCCCCACCTCGCGCAGCATCTCCGAGGCCGACCGTGCTCGCGTCCGCGACTGGATGGATGTCCATCCGAGATCCACATAGACCACCGCCCATTCAGGGACGGGACAAGCGCCACGGTCGCGCACCAGACCGGATAGCACCAGCCGACGGGCCACGGAGGAAACCATGACCACTGCACCAGCCGACACCACGCCAGGCACCGAGGATTCGACGCCGGCGGGTTACATCCCCCCATCATCGCAAGCGGATCTGGACCGGATCATCAATGACCGGCTCGCCCGTGAGCGTGCGAAGTTCGCCGACCACGCCGACCTGAAAGCCAAGGCAGCGCGACTGGACCAGATCGAGGCGGCCAACGCCACCGATCTGGAGAAGGCAGTCAAGGCCGCCAAGGCCGAAGGCGAGAATGAGGCCGCCACTCGTGCAAATGCCCGGATCATCAAGTCCGAGGCGCGCGCACTGGCTGCCGCTGCTCAGTTCCGCGATCCTGCGGATGCTGTCGCGTTCCTCGATCTCGGCTCAGTACGGGTCTCGGACGACGGGGAAGTCGACGGCGCAGCCGTCAAGGGAATGCTCGACGATCTCGCGAAGGCCAAGCCGTACCTGCTGAACACCGCTTCAGACGGCACTGCAGGAGTGGCCGATTCGCTCGATCTCGGGAGCCGCGGAAAGCCGGCAGCAGCCAGTGGCCCTGCCTCCGATTTCGCGTCATTCATGAAGAAGATCTGACGGCGCCCGCCGTCCCCACCCTGAAAAGGACACCTCATGGCTACTCAGTTCAACTCGATCAGCGGCACTCTGCTGCCGGCGACCGTCACCGGTCCCATCTTCGCCAAGGCGTCGGAGGAGTCCGCTGTCATGGCGCTCGCCCGCCGCGTCCCGCTTTCCATGTCCGCGAACACCGCCATCCCGGTCCCCATGGACGTGCCCGTCGCCGGGTGGGTCTCTGAGGGCGGCGTCAAGCCTGCCGCGCAGGTCGGTGTCGGCGTCAAGATCATGACCGGCAAGAAGGTCGCCCTCCTCGTTCCCGTCTCCTCCGAGGTCGTCCTGACGAACCCCGTCGGGCTCTACGACCAGCTCGCCGCCGACCTGCCGACGTCGATCGCTCGCGCGTTCGACCAGGCTGCGATCAACGGCAAGGATATGCGCTCGGGTGGCGCTGGCCCGTTCGCCGACTACCTCGCCATGACCCCGAACTCTGTCGCACTCGGCACCACCGCCCAGGCAAGCGGCGGCATCTACGCCGACATCGTGACCGGCGCCGGCAAGGTCGTGGACAAGAACTTCGACTTCACCGGCATCGCCGCGGATCCGAGGTTCAAGATCGACACGATGCTCGCGACTGACACGCAGGGCCGCCCCCTATTCAACGATGCCAGCGCAGCCGGCGGCATCAGCGGGACCCTCGCGGGATTTCCGACGTCCTTCTCCAAGGGTGTCAGCGGGCGTTACTGGCGCGCAGGTGACGCCACGCAGGTCGTCACCATCGTCGGTACCCCGACGGGTGGCACGTTCCTCCTGTCGTCCGGCGGCAACTCCGCGGCGATCGCATTCAATGCGGCCGCCGCAACAGTGCAGACGGCCGTTCAGGCGTGGGGCGGCATCTACGCCGCCGTCACTGTCGCAGGTGCTGCTGGTGGCCCCTACACGTTCACTTTCCCGACCTCGGGGGCGAACGTGACCACGGCCGCGGCACCGTTCGCGGTGCTCCAGACGGCGCTCACGGGCGGTACGGCGGCAACGGCCCAGGCGACCGTAGCGGCCACTGGTGCAGGCGGCGTCGACACGAACCTGCGCGGCATCGGCGGTGACTGGTCGCAGTGCGCCTACGGCGTCGGCATGGACATCACCATCCAGAAGTCCACCGAAGCCAGCTACTACGACGGCACCACGTGGCACTCGGCGTTCCAGGAGAACCTCACGCTCCTGCTCGTCGAGGCGTACTTCGGGTTTGTCGTCGGAGACAAGAACGCGTTCGTCGCCTACACGAAGGGCACGGCCGCGTTCTAGGCCCTGACATCGACTAGCGAAAGGGCGACCAGCATGGCAACGTTCCTGACCGTCGACGACCTTCTCCCGTTCTCTCCCGGCATCGACCGGGACCGTGCGGCGGCGATGATCGATGATGCGTCGGCGCTTGCCGTGCTGGTCGCCCCGTGCATTGATGACAGCGCGTTCGTCAACGTCGACGCGCTCAAGGCGATCCTGCGCGGGGCGATCCTGCGGTGGGACGAGGCCGGCACTGGCGCCGTGTCCTCGCAGACCGTAGGCCCGTTCGGGCAGACGCTCGACACGCGAACCGACCGCCGGGGCATGTTCTGGCCCAGCGAAATCGCGCAGCTGCAGTTGCTGTGCGCCGCCGGTGGCTCCTACACGATCAGTCTCGCTGGCCCGTGATGTTCACCCACGGCCAGACGGTGACGATCCTGCGGGAATCATCCAGCGGTGTCGACGCCTACGGCGATCCCGTCACGTCGATCACCACGCGCGTGGAGGTCACAGGTTGCGCTGTCGCCCCACGCATGTCTACGGAGCCTACTGAGCGTGGACGTCAAGGCGTCATCGTCGGGCTGAGCCTGTACGCCCCGACGGGCACCGACGTCCGGTACACGGATCGCGTCGAGATCGACGGCGCCGTCTACCTCGTGGATGGGATTCCCGCCGAATGGGTCAGTCCTTTCACAGGCTGGGCCCCCGGCCTCGAGGTCGCACTGCGAAGGGCCGAAGGCTGATGGCCGGCGTCGAGCTCGACCACGCGGGCATCGCGGAGATCCTCAAGACTGCGATGCGTGGCCCCATCGACGCCCTCGCCCGGCAGATCGCCGACCGCGTCGACGTCGGCACCGTCACCGACGCGGAGGTGACCGTCCGCTCCTACACCACCGACCGGGCTGCGGCCGCGGTGTCCATCGCCCACCCCGCGGGCCTCGCGATGCAGGCGAAGCACGGATCCCTGACGAAGGCCGCCGCCTCCCTCGGGCTGGAGGTGAAGTCGAAGTGAAGCCCCTGGCCGTCGCCCCTGACACGGAGCGCGCCATCGTCGACCTGCTGACCGCTGACCTCGCCGCCCACGGGCAGGATGTCACCGTCGGCGTCATCATCCCCACGGAGTGGACGACGGCGACGAAACCCCACGTCCAGGTCGCCCTCGACGGCACCCCCGATGTCCGCTATCCCCACCTGGCGGCCGCCACCATCCGCGTCACCGCCTGGGCTGCGGCCACCACCATGGCGAAGACCCTCGCCGCCCTGTGCGAGGGGCTGCTCCTGTCCTATACCGGTGGAGGCTCCGTCGCCTCCATCCGGCCCCTGACCGGGATCCTGCCCACCCGCGACCCGGACACCGGCGCACAGCTCGCGTCCATCACCGTACGGGTTAACGGTCGGTTCACGATCCTGACCTAGAACCACCCGGCCCCTTCGGGGTCCAGGCAAACCGCGGCGTCCTGATTCGATCCACCCCGAAGGAGAAACCATGTCCGGTTCAACCAGCAACGCCTCCCTGTGGGCCGACGCCGACGTCTACATCAGCGCCGACCTGAACGCTCCCAATCCCGCCAACGCGGCCGCCGCGTTCTCCGGCGCCTGGTCCTACGTGGGACTTCTCGACGGGGATGACGGGTTCACCGAGACCCGCGACGTCGACACCAAGGACCTGTTCGCGTGGGGCGGCATCCTCGTGCGCACTTCCCGCCGCAACTTCAAGCTGACGAAGAAGTTCTCCGTCCTCGAGGACAACACCGCCACCCGATCCCTGATCTGGCCGGGGTCGTCCGCAACCCAGCTGATCGTCCCCAAGCCCGGGTACGTGAAGATCGCGTTCGAGACCCGAGAGGGTGGCAAGGTTCGGCGCCTCATCAGCAAGTACCGGGCCATGGTCGACGTCGACGGCGATGTCGTCGACAACGAGACCGACCTCACCAAGACCGGCCTGGTCGCGACGATCTACCCCGACGCCGCCGGTGTGCTGTTCGACGTCCTGTCGGCGCCGACGATCACGTCGATCGCGCTGACCCCGCTCACCCTGGCGATCAGCGCCGCGAAGCCCATCGACAAGGTTCTCGCCACGGCGACGTACTCCGACGCCACCACCGCCGACGTGTCCGCGAGCGCGACCTGGTCCACCACGGACGCCAGCAAGGCCACCGTCCTCGGCGGCTACGTCACCCGCGTCGCGGCTGGCTCCGCCAGCGTCTCCTGCGTCTACGGCGGCATCACGTCCACGGCCCCCTGCGTGGTCACCGTCTCGTAGCCCCACGATCCCTGGCCGGCGCCTTCTGTCGCGGTTAGCGCCGGCCGGGGCTCACACCCAACCGCGACACAGTCAAGGAGAACCGCGTCATGAGCGACATCCGCAAGCAGCCCCAGGATCACAAGAAGTCCGCCGCCCAGATCGAGGCCGAAGGCGACCCCACCATCGTGGTCGCCTGGCGCGACTTCGAGTTCACGGTCCCCGCCGAGCTCGAGGACTGGCCCGTCGAGGTGACCCTCGCGTTCGAGGATGGGAAGGCCACCAACGCGGTCCGGCTCCTCCTCGGCACCGAGCAGTGGAACCGGCTCGCCGCGACCCGGCCACGGAACCGGGACATCAACAGCCTGTTCGAGATGATCGCCGAGCGGCTGGGGCTGGTGACGGCGGGAAACTGACCGGGCTCCTCCGCCTCCTGCGTGAGCATGAGGACGCGGTGGAGTCCGACCTGTCCCGATACCACCACATCGACTACCGCGACCGGTGGCGGCGCGACAGCGACGGGGCCCGGCGGTTGACGCTGCGGATGATCTCCGTCCGCATCCGGCACCTTCCCCCCGACTCGGCCACATCGATGGCACTCGGCGGGCCCGGGTGGCGCCTCGAGCACTACCTGGCCGCCCACCTGTTCCACGCCACCGCCGGCAAACCCCACCCGATGCTCCCCAAGCCCGAGAAGGCGAGCAGCCCGGAGCGGGAGAAGAAGATCCGCAAGGCCAAGGCCCGCCGCGACGAACGGCAGCGGGCCCTCGACGCCGGAGTCATCCCCTAGACCCTGAACGGAGGACCGCCCGTGTCGGACATCGGATACGCCACCCTCGCGGTCATCCCCTCCGCGAAGGGCTTCGGGAAGGCCCTGTCCTCCCAGGTCGACCCCGAACTGTCCGCCGCCGGCCACTCCGGCGGCCTCACGTTCGGCAAGGCCCTGTCCGGGGCCGCCCTCATCGGGTTCGGGGCGCTCGCCGCTGGCATCGGCATGGTCCTGAAGACCGGCATCGGTGAGGCGATGGACGCCTCCGCCGGAACAGCGCAGCTCGCCGCCGGCATCAAGTCGACGGGCAACGCCGCCGGCGTCACCGTCGGTGGCCTGAACACGCTCGCGTCGAGCATCCAGGGCTACTCGGGGCAGACCGACGACTCGATCGTGAAAGCGGAGCAGCTGCTCCTGACGTTCACGAAGATCCAGAACAACGGCCCCGACAAGATCTTCGACCTGGCGACGGTCGCGTCCGCGAACATGGCAGCGAAGATGGGCGGCGACGCCTCCAGCAACGCCCTGCTCCTCGGCAAGGCCCTGAACGATCCGGTGAAGGGGACCGCGGCCCTGACCCGGGCCGGTGTGCAGTTCACGGACGCGCAGAAGGCCGCCATTGAGGCGATGGTCGCGTCCGGTGACACCGCCGGCGCGCAGAAGATCATCCTCGGCGAGCTGGAGACGCAGTTCGGTGGCGCGGCGAAGGCCGCGGGGGAGTCCCTCCCGGGTCAGATGGCGAAGGCCCAGCGCGCGTTCGAGGACATCTCCCAGCAGATCGTCGAGACGATCATCCCCCTGGTCCTCCCGGCGCTGCAGTCGATCGGCGACGTCCTGACGAACACGGTGGTCCCCGCCGTCCAGGGGTTCATCCAGGGGTTCAAGGACGGCACCGGCGCGGGTGGCACGTTCCGGGACATCCTGTCGACGATCGGTGGGATCCTCCAGGCCGTCGCCGGGTTCCTCGCCGAGAACAGCGGCATCCTGATCCCCCTCGCAATCGGCATCGGGATCGTCGTCGCCGCCATCCAGATCTGGACCGTCGTCCAGGGCGCCCTGAACACCATCATGGCCCTCAACCCGATCATGCTGATCGTCATCGCGATCGCCGCCCTCATCGCCGCCCTCGTCATCGCCTACAACAAGAGCGACGCGTTCCGGGCCATCGTCGACACCGTCTGGTCCGCGATCCAGACCGCCGTCGCCGCGGTCGTCGACTTCTTCCAGACCTACGTCATGCCGATCCTGAAGTTCGTGTTCGACGCGATCGTCGCCTACGTCCAGTTCCTGTGGACCATCTACGAGCCCATCTGGAACCTGATCAAGGCCGTCGTCGAGAAGGTCGTCACCTGGTTCAAGGAGACCGCGTGGCCCGCCATCAAGACGTTCATCGACCTGTTCGTCCTCGGCGTGCAAACCCTGTGGGCCGACTTCCAGCCCATCTGGACCAACATCCAGAACGCGGTGAAGAAGGTCGTCGACTGGTTCACGACCGTGGCGTGGCCCGCCATCAAGTCCCTGTTCATCGACCCGATCGTCGCCGCGTTCCAGACGGCGTGGCCCATCATCCAGACCGCGTGGGACACGATCATGACCGCGGTGAAGAAGGTCGTCGACTGGTTCACCGTCACCGCGCTGCCCGCCATCACCGGATTCGTCACCAGCGTCACGACCGCGTTCGGGAACATCGTCACGTTCGTCACCAACATCCCCGGCAAGATCACCACCGCCCTCGGCGACCTCGGCAGCACCCTCTACCAGGCCGGCTCCGCCCTCATCGGCGGGCTCCTGCAGGGCATCACCGAGAAGTTCGAGGCAGTGAAGTCCTTCGTCGGCGGGATCGGGTCCTGGGTCGCTGACCACAAGGGCCCCCTGTCCTACGACCGGCAGCTCCTCATCCCCGCCGGCGTCGCCATCATGGACGGCCTCAGCGACGGCCTCCGCTCCCAGATGGGGACCCTCGCCGCCACCACCGCCGACGTCACCGACACCCTCCGCTCCATCTCCACCGCCCGCGCCCTCGGCGCCGGCACGCTCGACTTCGCCCCGCCAGCCGTCCGCACCGCGGCCGCGAACGGGGCACTGTTCGGGCCGACCGGCACCGACATGCCCGCGTTCAACGTCCGCGTGTACGTCGGCGACCGGGAGCTGACCGACATCGTCGACACCCGCATCGAGGCCGCCGACGGACGCAGCCTGGACTACGTAGCGGCGGGGAGGCGGTTCTAGATGGCCCTCGGCACCGTCACGTTCACCGCCGTGATCGACGGCACCAGCCGGTGGATCGTCCTGTCCGTGTCCTGCACCGGGATGACCGCGGCGTCGATCTACCGCATCACCCCCGACGGGACCCGCGCCGTCCGCAACGCCCTGAACAAGGCCGGCGCCGGCGCGTTGAACGCCGCCGACTACGAGACCCCCCAGAACCAGGCCCTGTCCTACATCGCCGTCGTCACCGACGGAACCCTCTCCAAGACATCGAGCATCGCCGTCGTGTCCGGCACCATCGACCGTGGCGCGGACGTCCTGTTCGGCCTGACGAACCCGCTCGCCACCGTCCCCGTCAACGTCGTCGGCATCCCCGACCTCGCCACCAGCCCCCCTCAGGAAGTGGTCCGCGTCGTCGGCCGCGCCGACCCGATCGTCGTGTCCGACGTCCGCTCCTACCCGACGGGCACCCTCATGCTCGCCACCGTCGACGACGCGGAACGGCTCGCGATCAACAGCATCCTCGCCGGCGGGTCGATCCTCGCGTTCTCCCCCCGGTATCCCACGTACGGGTTCGACGACGTGTGGTACCTGTCGATCGGGGGTGTCGCCGAGAAGCGCGCCTCCGAGGTCGTCACCGATCCCGCCCGCGAATGGGACCTGGCGTTCCAGCGCATCGCACCGCCCCCCGCAGACTTCATCGGGCCCGCGTTCGCGACCTGGAACGACATCTACGTCTCCGGTGACACGTGGGGGGCGATCCTGCCTGCCGGCACGACCTGGCTGCAGATCCAGGTGGTCTGATGCTGACAGCGTCGGCGAAGTTCTCCGAGCACCTGACCGCGTCGCATCGGCCCGTCGTCCGTCTCGGGGTGTGGACCCCGACGGGGGTGGCCAGCGCGTACGAGATGGTCGGCTACCTCGGTGTCGTCGCCGGGTCCCTCACCCTGGACTACCGGCGCAACATCCGCCGGCAGACCAGCGGGCTGAGGGTCGCGTCCTACGACTCGTCCCTCGACACGGACTTCGCTACCCGCCTCGATACCCGCGACTTCCTCGAGGCCCTCACCTCGAGCAGCGCGGAGATCAGCGTCGAGTGGGGGCTCGCGTTCCCCGACCTGACAACGGAATGGGTGACCCTGGCACGGTTGCGCGTGGAGGAGTCGACCCGGACCCTGAACGCTGCGGTCCTGGACGTGGCCGCCGCCTACGACGGCGGGTCACGAGTCGCCGACTTCCCCCTCATCACCCCGTACGCGCCGTTCACCGGTGGCGGCACGAAGCTGACCTACGTCGCCGCGATCAAGGCCCTCGTCGAGGACGCCTACCCGACCACGTCGCTGCCCACATGGACCGTCGCCGGCGGAGTCGACATCACCAGCCTGCCCCCCGACAACACGGTGTTCACTGGTGACCGGTGGGCCGCCGTCAACGCCCTCGCCCAGGCCATCAACGTCACCGTCGGGGCGACCTCCACCGGCGGCTGGACCATCGCCCCCGCCACACCCTCCACGACCCCCGTGTGGACCGTCAACCACGGCGCCGGCGGGGTCCTCGTCGCCGAGACCACCGCCTACTCCCGCCGCAAGCAGTACAACGCGGTCGCGATCCGCTGGCAGAACCCCGACGGCACCGGCGGCCTGTCCTACATCGCCGACATGGACCCCACCTCTCCGACCTACTACAACGGGGCGTTCGGGCGGAAGCCCCGCCCCGAGGAGACCCTCGCCACCGTCACCACGTCCGGGCAGGCCGACGCTGCCGCCACCACGATCCTGCAGCAGTGCTCCGGCCGCACCAGGGCGATCGCCCTGACCAGCGTCCACAACCCCCTCATGGAACCCGGCGACGTCCTCACCCTCCACCTGCCCGACGGCAGCGTCGAGGACCACGTCATCGACGCCATCACCCTCCCCCTGGAGAAGGGCACCATGAACCTGGAGACGCGGGTCCTGCGCATCGTCACCGGGGCGACCCCATGACCCGCCGCCTCACCGACCAGCTCCTCGACGCGTCCATCGACGCCGCGCGGCTCGCCGCCGTCGACCAGGCCGCCACCCTCCGCTTCGGGGTCGTCACCGCCGTCGACAGCGGCACGAAGACGCTCACCTGCACCGTGTCCGGGGTGACCCTTCGCAAGGTCCCCTACATGAAGTCGTACACGACGCCGGCCATCTCGGACGTCGTCTGGCTCCTGCACCAGGGGTCCGTCGTCATCGCGCTCGGCGAGTTCTAAGGAGAAGCAGATGCCCCAGGAGTACACCCCGTCCGGGTCACCGATCGCGTACACGGTCCCCGCCTACGCGGACGTCGTCGACGGGCCGACCGCGTTCAAGTCGTTCGCCGACGATGTCCATAGCGGTTTGGCGGCCAAGTTAGCCGGTGTGAAGGCCGACACCGCGCCAGCGACCCCCGCGACCAACGACGTGTGGCTAGACACGTCAGGCGCTGCCGGGATCTGGAAGATCTGGAACGGGTCCGCGTGGGTGTCTTTTAGCGGGGGTAGTCCTGCCGTGGTGAGCAGCACTACCGGATCGCCCACCATCACCTCAGACGCCTCCTACGACTACTACAAGTTCACCGGCAACGGCACCATCGTCATCGGGACGGCGGGAACCGTGACCTGCCTTGTCCTCGGTGGCGGGGGCGGTGCGCTTGGCTCCGGCGGGGGCGCCGGTGGCATAGTCACCGTTGCGCTGCTACTGGCTGCCGGGACATACACAGTGAGGGTCGGGGCCGGTGGCGCAGCGGGCTTCGCGGGCGGCATCTCATCGCTGGGGCTTTCCGGGATGGGAGTCTTAGCCCCCGGCGGCGGTCCCGGCGTCAATGCTTGGGCTGCCGGTATCGCGGGTGGCTGTGGTGGCGGGTCGGCCGGTGGTGGCATCGGTCCAGCGGACCCACCGTGGGCAGGCAACGCGGGTGGCAACGTCGGCGCGGGCACGTACTCCGGTGGTGGCGGGCAAGGCGGCGTCGGCGGGAACACTAATGGCGGTCCCGGTATCCAGTCCACGTTCGGCGGTTCCAGCGTCAACCTTGCCGCCGGAGGGCGCGGCAACGGGGCGGCAGCCGATGGCACCTACTGGACCGGAGTCGCCAACAGTGGTGACGGCGGGCCAGCGACCGCCACGCCAAGTGGCTTCTCTGGTGTCGTCATCGTCCGAGTAGCGAAGTGAGGCCAGCCATGAACATCGCCCGCATTGTCAACGGCACCGTCATCAACATTGAAAGCGCATCGCAGGAATGGATCGACGCGCAGGACGACCCGGACGTGACGCTCGTTGCCTACACAGACCATGCGCCCGCTGGTATCGGCGCGACGTGGGACGGCAAGGCATTCACGGCACCCGTGGACGACTACGCACGCGGCAAGGCCGACGGCGCGGCTGAACAGGTCGCGTTGCAGGCCGCACCCGTCGCGGAAGTGCTTTGAGCGCCGACAGGTGGAAGGTGAGCCGATGAGGTCAGGAATGGGTCATCGCGTGTGCGTCGGCAGCAGCGACGCACACCTTGCAGATGCGCCCGCCTATCGCCAGAGGCAGACTCGCCGCTTGATAGTTGATGCCCCAATTGATCCAGTGCGGCAGTTCCTGCCCGCACGCGGTGTACGGGGCGGTGGCGTCACCGATCCAGCCGACATGGAACCCTATCGGTTCGCTGTGCGTGTCGTCGGCTCTGCTCATCTCGCAGACGATGCCGTAAGTACGATTGCTCATTGTCGGACCCTCTCATCCAGGTGTTCGGCACGACAGCCCTGCCGTTCACGCGGTGGGGCTGTCCCTATGAGGCACAGCGTACTCCCGACCGGGCTTCCCATTGAGCGCCAAGGAGCGGGGTGGACCAATGCATAGCGCGGAGGATCACGCCTGCAACCTGAGACACGCCGACACGACGTGCATCGAGGACCTGATCGCAGAGACCCGAGAAGAACAGATGGCCTGGCTGCTGAGTGTCATCGACGAGTTCCCGCACTGGGATGAAAGCGGCATAGAGGTATGCAACTGGCCCGCCATCCGTGCCGCTGTCCAACGCCTTGGACAACTGAGCGCCTAGTTCGCTGACTCGTCGATCCACTGATTCTCGCCATCCTCATCTTCCGCCGCTAGGACCACGCCCCAGGAAGGGCAGCCCCCATGATGAGCCGCGGAGTAGAGCTGCCCTGGGTGGTCTACGGCCGACGGCTACGGCCCTTCTCCTTCGCCATCATGCTGTCAACCATCGTCGTCGGCGTGCAATACGTCGGCCTCGGTGAGGGTCCCGGCTCCGTCCTCGCCGACGGCTTCACCGGAGGCTTCGCGTTCATCGGAGCGGCCCTGCTGCTCCTCGGCTGGGCGACGATGAACGACGACGTCCACGACTGGGGGCTACTGCTGTGCGGCGGCGTGTGGGCCGGCCGCGCCACCCTCTACATGCTCGAGGACGGCCCCGACGCCATCGGCTTCTGGCTGTCCATGTGCTGGGTCGTCGGGATCATGGGCGCGTACGCGCTGGAACGCTACGACCACAAGTGGCGTTACCACCTGGCGCGCGGAGATGACTGACTCGCAATGGTCGCTGGTCATCGGTGCCGCCCTCGTCATCCTCACCCGGCTCGTGGACGTGTTCCTGCCCAAGGGGTACATGGCGCGGATCGTGCGCCGCTACCTCGTCAAGGACGACGACACCGACCCCGGCGAAGGGGAGTGAGCGATGCCAGGTGAGACAGCAGACGCAGTGTCCGGCTGGACGGTCGACACCGCCGCCGCACATCTGCAACGCCAGATCAACATGCTCGCCAACCTTCTTGACGAGCGGTACGCCACGCAGACGAAGGCCATCGACGCCGCGTTCGCCGCCCAGCAGCTCGCCATGACCACGGCGCTGCAGGCCGCAGAACGTGCCGTACAGGTTGCTAATGCCAACGCGGAGAAGGCCGTCCTGAAAGCAGAGGTGTCCAGCGACAAGCGGTTTGAATCGGTCAACGAATTCCGTGGGCAACTCAACGATCAAGCCGGGATGTTCGCCACCCGTGAGCAATTGGAACTGATCCGAGAGTCCATCAACGAACGGCTGCGCGAGGTCACCAAGCGCATCGACCTGAACACGTCCCGGCTCGACGCGGACGGCGGGAAGAACGCCGGGATCAGCGCGTCGTGGGCTGTCGGGGTTGCTGCTGTCGCCGGGCTCATCGGCATTCTCGGGTTCGGCCTGGCGATGGTCGACCTGTTCAACCGCTGACACACCGTCTCAACCCGCATCACCAACTGAATAGAGGCACGCCATGTGGAGCACCGCATTCTGGAAGGACACCGCTGAGCGCACCATCCGCACCTTCGCGCAGGCGCTGCTCGCCCTCATCGGTACCAACGTCGTCGACATCACCGACCTCGACTGGACGCAGATGCTGCTCGCCGCCGCCACCGCCGCTGTCATCACCGTCCTGACCTGCGTCGTAGCCACCGGCGTCGGCACCAAGGGCGACCCGTCCTTCACCGGAGAGGCAAAGCCATGACCAACGATCCGCTCGAGCTGATCGACGCCGACGACGAGCCCGTCGACCCGAACGCCGGCGACTACGTCGACGACCGCGACGACGAGCCGGACGTGCCATGACCGTCTACCCGTCCCCGTCGCCCGCGCAGCTGCGCACCGCGTTTCACGATCACGGTGTCCGCTTCGTCGAGCATGCGCACTGCAGCCCCGGCCGCTCCAAGTGGTCGCACGGGTTGCGCGCTGCCACCGTCCACCACACCGCGTCCCGCGGACCCAGCTCGGACTACCTCGCCACCCACTGGAACCTGCCCGGCGCCAACGCGTGCATCCAGAACGGCGCCTATCAGGGCAACGCCAACGATGGGAAGGCTGTCATCCTGTCGTGGGGCGACTGCTGGCACACCGGCGAAGGCGGCCCCTGGAAGGGCGTCGCCGGCAAGGACTCCCTCCACCTGGTGTCCTTCGGCATCGAGGTGGAATCCCTCGGTACCCGACCCGACATCAGCAGCGCGCAGCAGGAGACCGTAGGGCGGATTCTCGCGTCCCTCGTCGACCTGGGCATGCCGCTCGGGCACGTGCACACACACCGCGACTGGACTGACGGCACCGCCCCCGTTGGCGGCTACCCCCTGCCCACCGTCGGCCGGAAGATGGACACCAACAAGCGCTGGTATCCCACGTCTCTGTGGCACGACCAGGCCGTCAAGTACCTCCTGCCGGAGGAGATGTGGGACGGCGTCGTCCCCCTGTTCGACAACGTCGTCAAGGCCGAGAAACAGCACCTCGCGAACATCGCCACGTACCGCCTCGCATGCCGCCTGTTCGACCTCGGTCACATGACAGCCGTCCGCCCCGTCAACGAGCAGGGCTATCCCGTGATGGGGATGAAGCACTGGCAGGCATCCAAGGGGTACACGGCGACCGGCACGTACGGCCCCATCGCCCACACCAAGCTCTTCGGCTAGACCACCCACCACTCAGCAAGGAGCAGCCATGCCCTCGGAGTCCTTCACCTACGCCTGTGACAGGCCGGGGTGCATCTTCGCGTCCACCGGATGGGCCACCATCGACCAGGCGACTGCCCGCGGGGATGAGCACCTGCGCGAGCACGACACCGGCCAGCTGATGACCGACCTCGTCGAGTTCGAGCGATCCGTCGGCTTCCAGCGAGAGGGCAACTGACATGACTGCCATCATTAGCGGGGAACTGCTCTGGAAGTACAGCGTGTCCGCGGCCGCCGGCAACACGACCGCATCATCGGCCGCCGCTTCCCTAGGCGACCAGATCAGCACTAGCGCCTGGGCGGGCGGCGCCCTGAACGACCTGTTCGACAACATCTCCGGCGCGGAGAACGCCGCGAGCACCGTCGACTACCGGTGCGTGTTCGTCCACAACTCGAATGCCGCGAACACGCTGGAGAACCCGACGGTGTACCTGTCGGCGGAGACCGCCGGCGGCGCATCGATCACCATCGCGATCGACAACATCGCCGCCTCCGCTATCGGGTCGGCGTCCGCGCAGGCCGCCGCCATCGGTACGGAGACCACCGCCCCCACGGGCGTCGGTGCCTTCTCCGCCCCGACGACGTCCGGCACCGGCCTGGCGCTGTCGAACCTGGCCACCGGCAACTGCCGCGCGGTGTGGGTGAAGCGGACCGCCGCGAACACCGCCGCCCTGACCGGCGACGGTGTCACCCTGGCCTGCACCGGAGACACGGGAAGCCTCTAGCCATGGCGCTCGTCACCGACGGCGACCGCGTCAAGGACACCACCACGAGCACGGGCACCGGCGACATCACCCTGTCGGGCACCGCCCCCTCGGGGTTTCGCACGTTCGCCTCGGTAGCGAACACCGGAGACAACGTGTACTACTGCATCGCCGGAGGAGCAGAGTGGGAGGTCGGCTACGGCACCCTCACCGCGGCCACCACCCTGCAGCGGTCCCGCATCCTGCAATCCAGCAACGCGAACGCGGCCGTGAACTTCAGCGCCGGGACGAAGGACGTGTTCATCACCGCCCCCGCACGCCTCATCCGCGGCGTCGGCACCACCTGGGCGCTCGCAAACGCCTACGCCATCAACTAGGAGCCTGACATGGCAGCGAACACCGCCCCGATCTTCACCGACATCCCCCTCATCGGGCGTGCCGTGTGGCTTCCCGCGACAACCGCCAACGTCAAGTCCGACGGCGTCGGCACCATCGGCACCGACATGCTCCTGCTCCTCACGGCAGGCGCGGACGGATCATTCCTGAACCGGATCCGGCTCACCCCCGCGGCCTCGGTCGCAGCGACGGCGACCACCGCCTCCATCCATCGCCTGTTCCTGTCCACGGTGGCGTCCGGCGCAACGACCAGCGCGAACACCACCCTCATCGCGGAGTACGCCGCCCCCGCGCAGACCGCCGACCAGACGACCGTGTCGGTGCAGCCCATTGACGTCCCGCTCGGCTTCTACATCCCGTCCGGCGTCACGCTGCTCTGGTCCATGCACCATGCCGCGGCGGCGAGCACCGCGTGGCACGCGGTCTGCTTCGCCGGGTCGTACTAGATGTTCCGCGACTACTTCGGGGCACCGCAGGGAACGCGCGCAGACCAGCAGGTATTCCAGTGCCAGGGCGCCCAGTGGGAGCCGTGGCACAAGCCTCGCGGAGCGACGATGCTCATGCTCGTCGCCCTCGGCTCAGGAGCCGGCGGTGGCGGCGGCCAGACGGCTGCGGCGGGCGCGGTCCGTGGTGGCGGTGGTGGCGGAGGTTCGGGTGCGGTCGCCCGCCTGATCATCCCTGCGTTCTTCCTCCCCGACACGCTGTACGTCAACGTTGGCAAGGGAGGGCGCGGCGGTGCGGCGACAACCATCGGATCGGCCGGGCTGCGCACGTTCGTCTCTGTGACCCCGAACAGCACGATCAACGCTGCCAACATCGTCCTGCAGTCCGGGGCAGCAGCAGCACTCCCCGGCGCTGCCGGTGCGACCGGTGGTGCGTCAGCTGGTGGCGCCGCGGAGACGATCTCCACCCTCGCCCTGTGCCAGTTGTCCACGATGGGCATTGCCTCGTTCATCGCCGGCAAGGTGGGGGCGGCAGCAGGTGCAGCCACGGGGGCAGCGGGTGGCGCGAACACTCTCCTCGCCACATCCATCGTCCCCACGTCGGGCGGTGCAGGCGGCGGCACGACCCCGGCTGCGAACACTGAGTTCGCAGGTGGTGCTCAGACCGGCGTCGGCGTGTTCCCGACCCTCGCAGGTGGACTGGGTGGCGGCAACCCCGGCCGCGGCGGGATGCGCGAGAACGGCGTCGGTCTTCTCCCGTGGCTGACCTACGGCGGCGCGGGCGGCGGCACCGGCGGTGCAGCGGCCACTCTCGGCGGTGACGGCGGCAACGGCGGAGTCGGCTCCGGTGGTGGCGGCGGCGGTGGCGGTGTCACGGGCGGCCGCGGCGGCGACGGTGGTGACGGCCTCGTCCTCATCGTGAGCTGGTAAACCCATGCTCGGCTTCGCCCCGCTCTCCTCGACCCCGATCAGCGCCCTTCCTGCTGCGACTGCGACAACGACCCCGGTCACGTCGACCCGCGCCACTACTTGGAACGTCAAAGCTGCCGTCACGTCGAGCAGGGCGACCTCCTGGGACGTCGCCGGGAACCTCACCCCCGTCACGTCCACGCGCGCCACGACGTGGGACGTCAAGGCGCCCGTCTCAGCAACCAGGGCGACCACGTGGCGGGTGCTCGCAGGAGCCACATCGACGCGGGCCACCACGTGGAACGTGCGCGGCGCCGTCACTGCGACACGGGCCACGACATGGGACGCCAAGGCAGCGGTCACGGGCAGCCGCGCCACCACCTGGGACGTCAAGGCGCAGGTCACCTCGAGCAGGGCCACATCGTGGGATGTCGCAGGCGGCCTCGCCTCCGTCACCTCGACCAGGACCACCAGCTGGGACGTGAAGGCGGCTGCCTCGTCCGTCCGCGCCACCAGCTGGAACACCCTCACACCGGCGACCTCCACCAGGGCAACCAGCTGGAACGTCAAAGCGACAGTCACCTCCACCAGGGCTACGACGTGGACGGTGCTGCTCCCCGTCACCTCGAGCAGAGCCACCTCGTGGAACGTCAAGGCACCCGTCACCTCAACGCGGGCGACGTCGTGGGATGTCGCCTCCTCCATGCTCTCCGTCACCGCCACCCGTGGCACCACGTGGAACGTCAAGCAGGCGATCACGTCGAGCAGGGCAACGTCGTGGGGTGTCTCCGCGATCGTCACCACCGTCCGGCCCACCAGCTGGGACGTCCTCACCGCAGTCACCCCATCCACCCGTGCCACCAGCTGGCGCACCCTGCAAGCCGTCACCTCGACTAGGGCGACGTCGTGGGATCTCGCTGGGTCGGCTGTCACTGGCATCGACATCACCGTCCTGGCATCCCTCGGTGCCCGCCGATGGACCGGCGACCTCGAGGCCCGCGCCTACGCCGGGGGCGTCCTGACCGGGGCGACCCGCACGGGAAGCGTCAGCGAGCGGAACCGCACCGGAACACTCACCCCTCGACGATGGGACGGATCCATATGAGCTACATCCCGCGAGAGTCCGTCGAGTTCGTCCCCGTCGTCGTGACGAAGGGCGGCGTCGCCATCACCACGGGCGTGACGTTCGCGCTCGCCGTCGCCGGAGCCCGGCCCGTCACCTTCACGACCCCGACCACCCTCGGCGCTCAGATCGGCATCATGACCACCGGCAGCCTCGCCACCGGCTCGTGGACGGTGTGGGCGAAGATCGTCGACTCGCCGGAGACCCCGGTCGTCGAGGCCGGGTCCTTCACCATTACTTAGGCCCGCTCGTACGGCGCACATCGACGCCCCCCGCATCCTGCCTCGGATGCGGGGGGCGTTCTCCGTTGTCTAGGGCATGAGTGACTGGTGCGCGGCGTCGGCCGTCGCCTTGGCCGCGGTAACCGTGGCAGCCTGCTGCCGATTCGCCCGGTCGTTCATGACCCTGACCAGGAACACCATGAGGTAGGTGAGCCACGACACGACGAGGACCATGATGTAGCCGCCGAACGGGAATGACCCGTTGTCCGTCGATAGATGCCAGACGCCTAGGTAGAAGTCGAATGATGAGTCGGCGTAGGCCATCGCCCGCGGCGGGTACTGCGTGGTCAGGAACCACCACGCCGCCGGTGCGGCGAGCGTGACGGCGACGAAGCCGGTGATCCAAGTGCGAAGTCTCATGGTGTCTCCCCTTTGTGGTGACGGTAGCCGTTCGGTCGATGCGTTGCTAGGCGACCGCGAGGACCGCGGCCATGTCGTC